CGGCCGGGCCGAGAATATAGGCGGCCTGGTTGGCCACCAGCGGCACCACGGTGTCGATGCTGGCGTACACGGCCAGGTTCTGGATAGACAGCGCTTCCAGCACGTCGTTGAACTTGTCCAGGGCGTCCGTAGTCATGTCGGGGCCAGGGGTTTCGCCGACCGCCAGCGCCTTCACGGTCACCAGCGCAGCGGTAATCAGGTCCAGAACCGCGGCCATGTCTTAGCCCTCGGCTTTCGCGGCGGCGCGCGTGCGCTTGGCGGGTGCTGCCGGCGTGGTCGCGGTCTCGCCAGTTGCGGCACCCTCTGCAGCTGCCGAAGTGGCGCCGGTGTCGCCACTGATATCGCCAGTTCCTGCGGCGGTGCCGGCGGCGGCCGCGCGCTGCGCTTCGAACTCGGCGCGCTCGCGCGTCAGCATTTCGGATTGCTCGGCCAGCGCGGCGGCCTGCTTGACCAGTTCGGCACGGTCGGCGTCCAGCTGGGCGCGCGCGGCGTCGATTTTCGCGGTCTCGGCCTGTACATGGGCGGTGAACTCGTCCACGGCTTCATCCAGGGACTGGCGGCGCTCGGCTTCGTCGGCGGTCGCGGCGGTGTTGTCGCCGGTGCCGGCGTCCAGATTCACGCCAGGAATCGCGGCTGCAGCGGTGACGACAGCCGGGGTGCCGTCGACGCCTTCGGGCAGGTATTCGGCCGGAATCTCGGCCAGCTGTTCGGCGTTGGCCACCACCACCTGCGCGTGCGGGTTGCTGCGGTGGGTCAGGGTCATCGGAAATTGCAGGGTTTTCATGCGCTTTTGCTCCAAAAATGCCCGGCGCATCGTAGTGATGGGCCGGGCCGGGTGGTGGGTTCCCGCTTACGCGGGAATGCTTCAGTTGGCGACGGTCAGGCCCGGGGTCGCGAGAATGACCCAATCCACGATCACCGCCGCGGTTGCGTTGGCGTTGCCGTAGATGGTCACGGAACCGGCGGCCGGCACCACGCGCGGCAGGCTGGTCAGGGTGCCGTCAGCAGCGACCTGCGCGATGTTGGCCGACACCTTGGTGTTCGTGTCGATGTACTGGTTGGTAATCGTCACGGAGTTGGCGCCGGCCGGGATTGCGACGGTGCCCGACATGAGATTTGCGGTGACGTTGCCCGGGGTGACGTTGGCCTTGGTCGATGCAGACGCCAGGCCCTGCGCGACCAGGGCGGCTTCCACACTGGTCAGCATGGCGGTGACGGTGCCGGCCAGCAGGCCAGCGTAGGAGCGATTCAGAAGAACAGCCATTTTGTGATTCCTTCAGGTGATATGGATTCGATGAAGCCGGGCACATGGCCCGGCGCTACGCTACGCCGCCGGCTTAGGTGGTGTAGTACTTGGCCGACAGTTCTGCATACGGCGCGGCCCAGCCGAACAGCACGTCCAAGCGCATGATCGGGACGTCGTTGGTGCCGTCGTAGAAGTCGGTCACCTTGATGGTGAAGCCGTTGCTGGTCTCCTGGTGCACGTCGATCACGCCCTTGCCGCCGGGCGGCGCCCACATCGGCACCATGGCCAGGGTGAAGGCGTCCTTGTGGTAGGCCACGTTGGTCTGGTAGCTGGTCGACGCGGCGCCCACGATCAGGAAGTTCTGGCCGTTGGTCGGCGATGCGGTCACGTTCTGGAACGCGCCGCTGGTCACCAGAGCCGGCGACACCGGGATGGCGGTGGCGCCAGCTGCCAGGTCAACGGTCACGACGAACTGCGCCAGCACGCCGGTCGACTGGCGCGACTGCGGGTTCACGGCGAACACGCCCGGCCAGGTGATCACGGTGCCTCGGGTGATGGTGCCGCCCAGCGCGGCGACGTTGATGCTGGCGCCCTGCTGACCTGCGCCGTTGACGGCGGTGCCGGTGACGACTTGCGTGCCGTTGGTGTGCGTGTCCACGTTCTGGTCCATGCCCACGTTCAGGCCGAACGACGGCACCAGCATGCCGCTGTTGTTCTGCTCGCTGATCGTCTTGCCCGAATTGAACAGGCCAGCCAGGCCTTGCACCATGTTGCCGTGCGGGCGTGGCGCGGCGATGAAGGTGCGCTGGCCCTTGACGCGCGGCGCGCCCATTTCGTCCAGGCGGGCGTTCAGATCGGTCATCGCCTGGATGGCGCTGGACTGGCTGTTCGGTGCGGCGCCGGTCGGGTTCAGGCAGTTGAAGCTGGCGTAGTGAGCCAGTGCCAGGCCCTGGCGGTCGATTTCGTTGGCCACCACGGCGACGGCGGCGGCGATCTTGTCTTCCAGGCGGGTCACCGACAGGGTGCGCTCGGCGGCGGTGAACTGCAGGTCGCAACCACCCTGCTGCAGGGTCAGCGGGATGGTCGGCTCCACGGTCGCCTGCGGGGCGGCCACGCGGCCGGCGCGGTATTGGTAGCGCGGCGGTTTCTTGATCTGGATGGTCTGGCCGGGCGCGTAGCCGCGGTTCATGTTCTCGGTGAACTCGGCTTCATAGTCGCGGTTGACGTTGGCCGAGAAGGTCAGCATGTTTTCCAGGATCGCCAGCGCCTCCTTGGCGACGACGGAGCAAGTTGCAAGTTGGTTTGCCATTTTTACGGGTTCCTAAAATAGGTGGGGTGGATGGGTGTTAGCTGATGTAGCGGGAGCCCTGCGCCTTCCGCCATGCCTTGTATTCGTCCATGGACATGTTTGCGGGGTCGGTGTTGGGCGGTGCGGACGCGGCGCCGGCCGGGCGGGCAGGCGGCGGTGCGCTGGTGGTGCGTGCAGCAGGTGCAGCAGCTGCAGGTGCCGAAGTGCCGGCGGACGGTGCTGGTGCCGCGGCGGCGGCCCTTGCTTCCATCGCGCCCAGCGCCATGAACATCTGCGCGGCCGGCAGGCCTGCGATGCGTTTGGCTTCGGCGGGGTCTTTGGCCAGCGCGTACACGATGTCCGGACCATGCGCGCTGGCCTTCAGGGCGGCCAGCATGTCGTGCGTGATCTGGATATCGGCCTTGCCCACGACGTCCACGAAGTCGGGGATGCGGCGGGCCGCCTCCGTTGCGCGTTCGTTGTAGGTGGCGTCGACGGCGCCGGCCGCCTCCTGCTGGTACTGCTCGGCGGCCTGGCTGGCTTGGTTGGCGGCGACCTTGCGCGCAGCTTCGTCAATGCGGTGCTGCTGCAGGGCGGCCTCGTAGTCGTCGTCCGTGGCGAATTCGTGCGCTTGGGGCGCGGGGGTGCCCTTCTGGGTGCCCTCCGCGATCGAGCGCCACCGCGCCGCCTCTCGTTCGGCAGCGTGGCGCGCATGGGTAAGCTCGTCAATTCGTTTCTGGATCTTCGACTTGAAGCGGCCGCTTTCGTCGCGGTCGGCTTCGTTCGGGGCGGTGCCGTCAGCCTGGCCGGATTGGCCCTGCTGCGTGCCCTGGTCGGCGTTCTGGCCATTCGCGGGTGCTTCGGTGGTGCCGGTGGGCTGGGCCTGGCCTGCGGGCGCACCTTCCTGACCGCTGGCCGGCGGCGTGGTGGTGGTCGGCTGGGTCGGCGCTGCCTGCGCGGCTGGCGCGGTGGCGGTGGTGTCGACTGCTGGGGCGGTGGTTTCAGTTTGCATGGATCATCCCAAGAATTTAGAACCCGGAATCACTCCGGTTGGGCCATTTGCGCCGGTTCCGCTGCTTGGCTGGCAGCGGGGCGGGAATCTTCGGTTTGGCCTGCAGCGGCCACCAGCGCGGGCGGCGGCGGCATCTTGGCCAGCAGCAGCTGGATCAGGCCCTTGATCTCTTCGGCGTCGGCCTTGCCCTGCGAATTGATGCGCGCGACCTCTTCACGGCTGGTGGCGTTGATGCGGGCCTCTTCCAGCGCGGCCTGGTGGCCGGCTTCGGCGTCGGCCAGCTTCTGGTGCAACTGGTCGACCAGCTGGTCGTATTGCTGCAGGGCCTGTTCGATCTCGGGCGGGATCGGCGGTGGGCCGGCGTCCTGGCCTTCCTCGCCTTCCTTGTCGGCGGCGGTGATGTTCTGCGGGATCATGGCCTTCAGGCGGCGCGCGATCGCCTCGGCGCCCGGCCAGTCCATGTTTTCCACCACCTTGTCGCCGGCCACGTCCAACAGCTTCGGCCACTTGCTGCCGAGTTCCAGCATGGACGCCTGCGCCTCTTCGCGCGCGGTGGCGTAGCCCGGGCCGGCGTCGAAGGTCACGCCGTAGCGGCCCACGGTCACGTCGTTCAGGATTTTCTGGGCCTGCGTGGTCGGGTCCAAGATGGGCTGGCTCTGCATGTCGATCGGCTGGCCGGCTTCGTTGGTGGCGGGCTGGTTAATCGGCTTCGATTCGATTTCGCCGTTCTCGCGCATGATCTCGACCACGCGCGCGGCGTCGTAGTAGTGCGGGATCATGTCGACCAGGCAGCGGCCGCAATGGCGAATTGAGCGGTGCAGGTTGTCGATGAAGTGGAAGTTGGCCACGTCGCCCTGGCGCTGCTGCTGCGCTTCCTGGACGCCGCTGGTCGCGTTGCCGCGGGCGCCCAAGCTGGAATCGAACAGGCCGGTGACTGCCTTGATGTTGTCGGCGGCGTGCAGCGCCATCTGCAGCATGCCGGCCGGGACGTCGGCCATCGGGGAGCGCTGTGGCGGCGGGGCCAG